GCACGTTCAATACGTCCAAGTGAACTCATCATATACATTGCAGTAGATTGAACTCCGACTCCGAGTGATATTACTTTCATCATCAGCTAAACTCAGGAAATCGGCTATAGCTATAAAACCATTTACGGTCTTTAGTCTGGTTATTTCGTGCCGTATATAATGCAAGATTAATTTTGCTAGTATTTTCATACGGTACATACGCAATGTCATTATTTGGTTCAAAGTAAATCGCTACCACATCCACTCGCCCAGTGTTTACATACTTTCGTGTATCTACTTGTAAAGATGTCTCAGAGGTCAATTTATACGTAGTCTTTACTTGTACTTTTTTAATTAAACCATTATGACATTCCACAATAAGATCTACCTGAGATGTATCGCATTCTGGTAGGTAAATATCGTATCCTATAGATACTAAATCTTTACGCACCGCCAACTCGCCTACCTTACCTTTGTTACCGCTAAGCAAAGAGTGACCTCAAAGATTTTAACTGTGATTGTTCTAAGATATACTTTTGACCATATCCCATGTCACGTACATTGCTTTGATTAATTAATTGATCCGCTGACGCACCGCCTAATATGGTAAAGTCTGGAAATTGTGAATGAACTAGTATATAAAGATCTGCATCTTCGATGCGTGCGTTCATTTTCGCTTGTAAATATCCAGGATTATATGTGGTGGTTTTGACATCAATTTTTTTATTCTTAGCCACTAAATCATAGCCACGATGATGTGGCCCAATAGATAGATCTGGAAATCTATTTAAATATCTACAGACTGCAATCTCTCCACCGATGCCATTTATATCGACATCCAGTGTGCGCTTGCCATTAGATTTTACTTGGTTTTTAGAGTTTTGTACCATCCGCGCCATTCCTGACTGCGCGGCTAGATTCCTCTCCGATTCGTTTAGTGTTATTGTCATTTTTTGGTTGTGGTGTTGTTTCTGTTTTAAGAGCGCTATATAGAATCATGTAATTGCATATATCATGCGCACGAGCTTCTACTGTTTCATCCGATACAATGTTACCAGTCTTAGCGTCATTACATATGGCATCCATATGTTTTAACACATATGGCATTATTGCTTGTTCTGGTGTAATTCCTATACGTTCCGCAACGTGTTTGAAATTATATAAACGATCTGGATTTGAGATCGTATACTCATCGGACTTTTTATCACTAAGTGATGTCGCATCTGTTAAAAATTTCTTTCTGTAGTCTCTAAATTCTTTAGTGTTCATTTCTCTAATCTCGATTGATTGCGTTTTTTAAATAACTCTGCAATCTTACGCAATCTACTTTTTTTCTTTGCAGTTTCTTTATTTTGTAATTTTGTATTCCTACGCATATTCATAAGTTTTTTAAGTTTTTTCTTACGCGCTTTGCGTTTGGCTTGCTTTTTCTTCGTCATCAATTTCTTTCTCTATTTGTTCCCAGTCCACCATTTCACTTAGTGTATCTGCTTTAAGTTTTAATGAGCCAATTTGAGCATCCATCTCAACAATTGCTTTGTCTCTACTACCGTACTTTTCTACATACTTTTTAATGATATCTGTTTTATACTGTTTCCAGTTAAAGTCTTTACTCATTTTTGCTCTCCATACAATATTCACATATGCTATCATCACACATAATACATTTAGTTCCTTTTAGTATTAATAACATACAAGGATGGCGATCATATTTTCTAATTGGATTCGGTTCTCCATCTTCTAATGCTAACCATTGTGGTAAACCAGCATATCTTATTTCTGCTCCATACTCTCCTAATACAGCAATGGCTCTAGTAGCAAAACACGGCAAAATAAATACAATATCTTTTCCGAGCTCGTGTTCTGCAATACCTTTGCGAACCCACTTCATTACACCACCAACAAACGGTGGATTGACATAATTTCTTTTCCCCCAATCTGCAACTAAACCATCATAATCTTTTGGTCTTGGATGTGGGCATGGATCATAATCAAAATTAAATTCTGCATTTAACTTGTCCATTAACTCTGGTGGTGTTTGCCAGTATCGTTTCTTTTTAGCCTTGATGTTCATCTCCTGGATCGTGTGGTCCTATATAATCTTTACGTGGATATAGAATTCTAATTACCTCATCACATACTTCCATCGCTATGTCCACTCTGTTATCTTCCTTACTAAGATCCAATGTTTTTTTCAGTTTCAGTGCTTTTTCCACTGCGTTACTGACCACATCTATTATTTTAAGTTTGGGCGAGATCATGGCTGATTACCACCGTGCGTAGGACAATTATTTTCACTTTTGACCTCGCCTATTAATTTTTGCATCATGTCATTATCTACAATCCATACCCACGGTTTCCGATCTTGTCTTACCATGACTACGTTTGCATTTTTAAATTCTAAATAACTCGCAATCTTCTTGCGTCTTTTAACTTGCACTAAGAGTGTTAAATCATCTTTAGTGGCTTTTACGTCTATGTCACTGGCTTCGCCAAATGCACGACCATCAGAACCAAAACTACGTTTGGCATCAAAGCCGAGGTCTTGAAGTATTTTCACGACCTCGACTTCTCCAGAATAACCTTTACGTGATGCGCTACTTGGCATTAAAACGGCAAGCTATCCGCATCTGATTGCTCTACAGTCTCAAAGATTTTCTTAGGATCGTAATTCTTATTAAAATCTTTAATAGTTGCAATCGCTTCTTTTGGTAGCGGTGTCTTTGGACATGGTACTACATTATACGATGTTTCCATGCCTTCGCCATTCTTATTTACAATCACATCATACTCAGTCAGGTTTCCCCAGTCTGCATTATCTTCTAGTGATTTAAGAGCCTTATGAACAGTAGACTGCGTAATTTCAAGTATTCTCACTCTATCGTTATTCCATACAATCATACTCCAGAATAACTTAGGTTCTGATCCATCTGCTGCTTCGCTTGCTTTCGCCACACGCGTTGGTGTCTTATCTTCCCAGTATATATAACCGAGTGTTGGTTTAGACACCATACGAAAACGATTCTCGCCTTTCTCGAATTTCATATAAGAACTTTCCGAACTCTCTGAAATTTCGATGTCATCTAATAATCCCATATATTAACTTCCTTTGTTGTCTGTTATAATAAAACAATGTGGTGTTGTTTAAACAGAGCGCATAGCCAGACTAGTTCTGGCTTTTGCGTTTCTGAACATCATAGCCACGCCTTTCAATCAGCGCTTCAATCTGTTTTAACTTGTTTTCACACACTGTGCCATTTATACCTATATCAGCTTTGCGCTGTCCAGGTATATAAGTTTCACTTGTAATCATTAGCTTTCTTAACTCAATAGCTAATTCAATTCTTTCTTGTTTATCTTTAATTTTAAATAAATAATGTTGGAGCATAATGGGCGATACTATGACGCGAGGTAGTAGTTGTGAGGTAGAGTCATGTTTAATTGCATCGCCCATATTTTGCGGAGGTTACGATTTCCTTAGTATTATCGATACTAGTTCTACTCACTAGCCATCGATTACCAAATCGTTTAATCTTTAATTTTTTATTTTCTACATTACTTTTAGTGAGTTCAATGGCATTAATAATAGAACGCTTAGACACACCTAAGTATTCAGCAGCTTGATCCATATTTAACCATTCTTGTAATGAGCCTATTTTCCTGGCCATACTATTTCCTTAATATCTTTTCGCAACACTAAAGCTACTTTTATTTTATGTTCATAGCGAAACTTACGCTTGCCATTTATCATCCTACTTAGCATACTAGGACTCAGTGCTATTTGACGAGCCAATGAACGTAAACTAATCTTATTATTTGTCATTAAATCTTGTAGCGTAATCATTCTTTTGTTGCTTTTTGTACACGAATCATATGGCTATTATATAAACTAATGTTGCCTTTAAAAAGTATTTTTTTCTTTTTTTTACATTTTATTACATTTATATTCAATCATATTCAACGTGAGGTTTAATATGGAAATGCAACATAAATCATCAGTACAAGCTATTATATATATGATAGATAATTGCGGAATGAGTCCAAGTGATATTGAAAATAAAACAAAAATATCGCGTACTCAGGTATATAGATGGAGAGATGGTACAGTTAAAAAAGTTAGAACTAGCAGTTTATTTTCTGTAGCTAAAGCGTTAGGATTTAAAATACACCACATTGATAATACTATAACCACTACTAGGAATAGTGCCGACAACACTATCAAATTGAAAGGAGATAAAACGAAAATGGCACATAACCATTATGAACTACTGGTTGATTTTCAACAAGAAAAAATAGTGAGTTTAAAGAATAAAATAAACGCACTTAATGTTCTTTTAGAAAAAAATCAACATAATCAATCTTTAAAAAACACTAAAAATCCAATCTGGGAGGAATTGGATTATGATGTAATGACAAATCAAGTTTACGAAACCGATAATTATGCTTATTTTGAAAGTTATGAAATTGTTCGTCATCACACTTTCTTTAAGAAGTTAGGCTATAATAAGATTGAAGCCGATGATAAATACAAAGAATTAATATAGAGTGGCTTGTTTTAAAGAATAAAACTGATGATGATCTGCTCGAATGGCAAAATACAAAAAATTTCTTTGTCGCATCAAAAAAGAAAAACATGATAAACGCACTTGAAATGTTTAAAGTGACCTACAGACATAAAGATGGAAGTAGTGTACCAGCTATAATTAATGTTTTATACGATTTTAAAGGAGATAGTAGTAGCAGTAAAATAAAATTTATTTCTGATTAACAACAAAAGGACAACACCACATGGCATCAATTAATAAACATAAAATGGGTAATTACAGACTTACTCATAAAGATCCATTTACAAATAAATGGAAAGATAGTTATTATAAAACTAAAAAAGAAGCACTTTCAGCTAAAGCTACTTTTGATTATATTGATAATATGAAAAAAATTGGATCAGATGATTGGAAAAAGGTAGTTAAGCAACCACAAGAAGAGCTTACACTTGAGCAATTAGTAAAAGATTATCGTAGTAACTTTTTAGCGAATAAAACCAATAAAGGTACTATTAAGCGTAGAAATGCGTGCATTAGGGCAATGTATAGAGTTTTTGCTAAAGAAACTACTGTGCGTGAAATACGCTCACTTAAACGCACTATGATTCCAGATGGCGAAAAGCAAGGTTGGGAAATATTCAAATCTCATCATGCTCATTTAAGTAGACACACTATTAATGGCTATCTAACTGAGTTAAAAGCAATGTTTGATTGGGCGCGTATGATGGAGCGTATTGACTTTGTAGTGATTAATAAACTAGATAAATATACTGATGATGAGTTACCTGAGATTACACACCTGGAATGGAAACCTAGTCAAGCATATCAGTTATTATATGATGATCATTTGACTCAATACCATAAAGATTATATTAAACTTTTTACACTCACTGGTTTGCGTATATCTGAATTATTAGGACAGAATACTGACTATCCAGAGAAAGAGTTTAAATGGGAACACGTTAATTTTGAAACGAATGAATTGAGTATAAGAGTCAAACGTAAGAAATTTCGTTTGGTTCGTACTGTACATGAAGATGTGATGGCAATACTTAAGAAATGGAAAGACAAAGGTTTTAAAAGACCATTAGACTTTAAATATTCTTATGTAAGAAATCACATTATTCCACAAATTAATATGGCACTAGGATTCAAGTTCACTACGCATGACTTACGCAGATTAAACGCACAATTAGCGCGTCCAGTGTTAGGATTGGAAGATGCAAGTAAATCAATTGGAGATAGCACATTGTTAGTAGTAGAGAAACACTATGCTGGTATTAGTTCAAAAGAAATGACGCGTATAAATAACGCAGTCGTAGATCAATTAGCCACAATAACG